AACTTGATGAAAGATTAGTATTTACATCATTATTCATTGGGCGCATTTCACTAATTCTTACATAATTTGTTGGAGAATGCATTCCATGATTTATATGAGAGACTCTCATATGAAGTCCATCATAGAATTGATCACTAGTTACTGATGAAATTGTAACTGCCGCTCCAACATATGTTGTTATACCTGAAGAATTTTTATAACTTATGGTTGTAATACCAACAGAGAAGGATCCTTGTACATTATCAATTACGAAAGCATTATTTGATCCAAGTGAGTTAACAACCACTTTTGCACCAAATCCTACATTTTGACCTAATCCTGGGATAAGTAAAGAATCTCCAACTTGATATCCGTATCCTCCAGAAGTAATGCTTACACTATTAACAGAACTTGATGATGTAATTACAGTTGCAGTTGCTCCTTGTCCATAACCAGTTTCACTAACCAAGGATACTCCAGTAAAAGTTCCATTTGTATATCCAAAACCAGCATTAGAAATTGTAACACCTGTTCCAATTGTTATACTTCCAGCAATTCCCGTAAGAGTTCCAGTGGCAGATACTTGAGATAAAATAACACCAGGAACTACATTAGTTGCATTATATCCAGTTGATCCTAAACCTACAATTATTTTCTTAGACAATGGTTGGAAAGAATTTTGAGTGGTTACAGTTACTTTTTGGTTTCCTATTCCAAGTTTTGGATTAAAGAATCTTAAAAGACCTTCATTACTAATAAAATCTGCTCTATTAATTTTATATTTAAGGTCATCATATTGAGATGGATTCCACGTAGTTCCATTTTGAGATTTAAACAAACTTCCTAAAGTTGGTTGAGCAGAAACTATAACACCACTTTGAAGATCAGGTTCTCCCAATCTTGTGATGAACACTCTGTAGTCAGGACTGTTTGAGAGTAAAACAATCGCATATTCTGCTTGAGTATTGCTAGCAATAGGTGCTTCTCTTACAGTTTGTTGTTGTGGTCCTTGAAGATAAACAGGAGATGGGAAAGTAAATTTGGTTGATAATGATCCATCTGTAGAAAGATTAATTTGATCTGGATTTAAAGTAACTTCTGAGAATGGAATTACCATATTACTTGGAACACCAGCAACTAATGGACGAATTTGTAACGTCACTGGCATATCAGTAGATTTTGTATTGAAATAAACTTCAACAGAAGTTAAGAAAATACCAGTATCTTCGAAAACATAAAATGATTCGGCAAGAGGATCATATGGTTGTTGAATATTAACCGAACCAGTTCCTCCTACTCTTGAAAAAGTTGTGGTGTTTATTTCAGTAATTGCACTAGTATTAGTTGTAGTATTTGTTATAGTTGTAGTATTTGTATTCCAAGCAGGAATAATTGTGATATTTCTTGTGGTTAAAATATTTGTATCAGTTACATTAATTGTTCCGGATGAAGTAAATGTTGTATTACCACTACTTTGATTTAAATAAACTCCACCAACATCAACTGCTCCAGGTTGAGTGGATAGTGATGAATTATCGGTAAGTGTAAATGTATTTTCTCCATTTATCCACATGGGATTTTCTGGAATATTTGGATTTGGAATAAACAAGGATCCAATTAATCTTCCAACATTGTCTGTGACTAATCTAATATTAGAAATTTTTGCAACTGCTCCAGATGTTTTTCCAATTAAAGTCATATCTGGAGCAATTTGTCCATAAAAATCAACTTCAGATGGGAGTTCTAATGAACGTGTATCTACGTTTAAAAATGTAGATGATTCACTATAATTTGTTGGAGATGTCTGTTGATTATATGGAATTAATGAAAATGTATCAGTAGGACTATTATAAGGACCTGATTTGTGATTTGGAGAACATAATCTAAAACTAATTTTTGCTGATGTAAAATGAGGATCACTTACTACGGTTTCTCCAATCTGGAATTTTCCAGAAATCATAGTGACTTCGAGTAATTTTGGAATGATATACTTACTTACATCAATTCCTTGGAAGAATGAATAGAATTTTGTAACGGGTTTTAATCCGGTAGCATCAAATTCAATATTTCTGCTTCTTAAATAAAGAACAGGTTCAGTATAATGAGATTGTGACTGTGATAATGTATCTACTGTATTTACTTGCTCTGGAGTTATAACTGTTGTTAAATCAGATGTTGTTTTTGTAGATGTAGTAGTATCTGTTTGATATGTAGTTTCTGTTGTAGATTGAATTGCTGGAGGAGTATAATCAATATATCCACCCATTCCACTCATAGTGTTAATATAGTTTTGTGCAACTGATGGGGGAATATATTGTACAAGCATATCATAATCTGCTTGACTAATATGAAGTCCATTAATTCTAATAGTGTTCCCATTAATAATTTCTAGTGTTCTTGATTCACCTGCCAGATAACCAATTGTAACTTGAGTTCTTCCATTATTAGTAAGTATTTTTGCGTTTCCCAAATAATAATCATATGGTAGTCCGCCGGTATTATTAATTGGTGGATTTGTGTAAACTACATTGTCAGTAACATTTTGAGTAACTGTTACATTTACATCTGGATAAATAACTGTTGTTGAAATTTCATTATAAGAGGTAGATGTAACTGCCTTCTCATCAAACCAAGTATCAATTGAAGGATTAAGTTGAATTGATCCGCTCCAATATCCGACTAAAAATGCAGTAACACTTTCAGTTCTGGTTGCTAAAAGTTGTTGATTATATACGACTTCATTGTAATTTAAAGTAATTAGGTCTCCTGTCTTTTTAATTCCTGGAGATCCCAAATCAGTAACATAACTTTGATCAGCATTTGGAGAATATGTATTACCTACACCAGAAATAATTTCAGATCCTAATTGCAATTCAAGTGATGTTGTATAGTGAAGTGGTCTTAATGTTGATTTTTGTTTATCTATTGAAGATCTAAAACTTGGATTATTTAAATCGTGGAATTTGTGATCTGTAAAATTGTCTACAAAAAATCCGCACTTGAATCTATCAAGTCCAGTTTCAGCATCTTTAATACCAAAATTTTCAGTTTTACTTTCTAATGCATTTAAAGTTGTAAATTCTTCAACTCTTAAAATTCTTTCTTCAAGTAAAGAAATATCATTCATTTGATATCTCTTATGTTTTGACATATCTACAATTACATCCTTTACATTAAAAACATATGGTGGGATTGTAATTTTTGCAATGTCTAAAGCATTTGATTTTAAAGAAGGTGCAGATGGATTATCGCTAGGAACTCCTTGTGATATTTCAAAAGTTCCATTTTGATTTAAGAAAACTCTATCTACTCTTGGTTGATAATAAGAATATGAAGCTAATATATTTTCTCCTGGAGCAAGAACATATTTTGAATATTGTCCATCATTTGCAAAATTTCTTGAATTAAATTCAAATGGAGATCTTGTTGTCAGTGAATATGGTGCAACTCTTGGTCTAACATCAATAAAGTCGGATAATCTTGTATTATTAAATACTGGAATATCATTTTTATAGGAATTTTGAGCGTAACTATTAACTGTTATAAACTCTCCAGTATCAGTCGAATCTATTGTATAATTTTGAAAAACAATTTTTAATTTTCCTTTTGGTTCAGCAAATCCTTTTTTTCTAACGATTCTAGAATAATCATAAAATGTTTCTTTCTGCCCATTATCAAAAACAAAATTTTGAGTAATATTATTACTTTCTAAAGTTTTTGCTAAAATAACTGCAGTTGTTGTTGATTCTTTTCCAACTATAGTTTCGTTTAATGTAAATTGAGATCCGTTCAAATAAACAAATTCAAGTTTATCAGTATTAATCTTATTAACAACTACTGCTATAGTACCTGAAGTTTTACCTAAAATATTTTCTCCAATTTTAAAATCAGTATTGTTATTTGTAGGTCCTGTAAATGATCCTAATTGAATTAATGGTAGTGAAGGATCTGATGAATTTGGTGATTCATATACTGCAAGAACTCTAAGAACATCGGGATAATTTAAGCAAATTTCATCATCTTGGACTCTAACACCATAAACTTGACTGTAGGTTAATCCATCATTTAATGTAGTTGTTCCAATACCAGAAGAAGAATATTTTGAATAATTTACTATTATACTGTTTGCTCTGTTTAATTTTTTAATTTTTGAATCTGGTTTTCTATTTCTAACTGTTGCAATAACATCAGCAGTTCCACTTCCTTTAGTTAATCCGTTAAATGTTAATTGTTTTCCTGTAGTGTCAAGACTATACTTATCAATTCTCATAGGTTCTACAGAACCATCCGAATAAGTAATTACAAATCTATCTTCATCAAATGATTCAAAAATAATATCTGGATCTGTAACGGTAACTGTTATTGAATTTCCAGAGAATGATTGATTTGCAAAAAGTCTTCTTTCGATAATTTGATTATTTGATAAATCAATCGAAGAAACATTTTCTCTCGGTAATTTTGTCAGTAATGATGAATCTTTAGAATTTAATGTTGAAGATAGTCTGAATATATCAACTACAGTTGAAGTTGTTACTGGTAAATTTCCTGCACAAACACCATTAACAGTAGTAAGTGCTGAAATTGTAAAGTTGGTTCCACCAGCACTTACAGTTTCAACTTTATTATATACAACATTTCCACCTAAAGTTGGATTTGAATATGTAATAAGATCTCCAGATGAAATTTTATTAACAAAGTTTGTACCCAAACCAGAAGAAACTGTACTAATTCCCCCAGAAGATCCAGTAATATTAAATTGAGTTCCTGTTGGAGCAATATAAAAAGCATTATCAAGGATTAAATCTGCATTAAAAGTTGAAACACCAATTTTAGAATATACAGATTTTACATCACCAATTGAATAATCAACAATTGAATTAATCAATCTTCCATTATCAATTCCATTAATTGTAATTGGTTCATTTGTTAAAAAAGTTCCAGATACTTGATAAAGAGTTAAAGAACTTCCAGAAGAAACATTATCTTTTAAATAACCACTTGCGTTACTTCTTGTACCTTTAATAAATGCTGGAGTAGTTTGAGTAATTGATGTTGTTAATCCAATAACTGTAAATGTTTGAATATCATATAATCTCAAATTTAATCTACTGGTTTGATCGACGTAGTTACTTTCGGGAATAAAATCATATACTCTTGCATATCCAATTGTTGTTCCTGCAGCAACCCATTTTGAAGATCCAAGACGAGAATTCATTAAACTAACTACTGCTGTAGTTCCAATTCCAATCGTTGCAGATCCAAATGAATTATTTACAGTAACTAATTTTCCTGCATTATATGAAATAACTTGATTTGAAAGAGTTGTTGTTGTTCTTGTTTTATCAACATCTAAAAGTTTTGGTGATATTGTTTCTACATCATAACCATTTACATATGCCTTTCCTGGACCAATCTGATACACCATCATATCATCTGATGGTGTATTTCCTTCTATTGTAGTTTGATCATCATAATATACACCTGTGGTGTTTACTAATCTATCATTTAAATTATCTCTAGCAAAAAGAGTAAATGGTTTTACATAAAAATCACCAGATTGATCTGCAGTTCTTCTTGCTAATTCATCTCTAATTAAACTATATTCGGATTTTTTAGAAAAATATTGAGGAACTCCTTGCAATAATCTAAGCAATTCAATAAAATTGCCAGTATCCGTATCATCTAAAGATTTTTTTGTTAATTCTAAAACAATTTTAAATCTATCTGCACCGGGTGCAGAATAATTTGAAAATCCTTGTGCATTATCAAATAAAGTTTCATCTTCATCTGCAGTTACAACTTGCTCGACTATTTGAAGACCAACTTTATAAGATGGATTTGTTGAATATTGATCAAGAAGAATTCTTTGCGATTCTACCTTAGCAAAGTATCCTCTAGCAAAATAAACACCATCTTTGATTGCTACTGATGATCCACTTGTCGATGCATTTGTTGCAATAGTATTGCAAACTCCTTGTCCAGTTTGTATGGTAAAATTACCATAAGTTAATGGTTCTTCTAATAAAAGTGTTTCTCCGTCAACAAAAGTTCTCGTAGTAAAGTCATCTCCACCACTTTGAAGATAATTTAAATATAAAGTATAATTTTTGTTATCAGAGTTCGTTTTGTCTAGTAAATATTGAACAATCGCCACTACATTACTAGTAGCGCCTCTAATTTTTTTACCTAAAATTTGCTCAAAATAAATCGATATTGGAGCACCATTAAATTGATCTTCAATTTGAATAGCAGGAAATGGACTGTCATTACTAATCTGCCCATCAATAACAGGGGACCCCTCTTGAAAAATATGATTTCCAAATTGTTCAACTTGATTTTGTAGGATTGATTGTAAAGTCGTTAGTTCTCGTGACTGAACAGGATATCCAGGTTTAAATAAAACTTTGTAAAAGTTTTTATTTGCATCAAAATCATCAAAATATGGAGATACGTTGAGGTTAGTTTCCTGGGGCATGGTTTTTTAAAATTGCAAAATAACTTTAATATCTTCTTTTTGATTAATTGACCTTGTAATTGATGGTCTATTATCAACATATATTATTTTTCCAGAATTTGGTTGTACTTCCGGATTTGCCACTCCTCCAACAAAAGACTGTCCAAGGTAATATGTTCTACTATTTATTACGGTAGATACACCTGTAAAATTTGTACTAATTGACAAACTAACAGATCCACCGACAATATTTAAACTTCCACCAGATCCAATAGAATTTGTGAATGGTAATAAATTAAATCCATACATTGGAGAAGTATTTTGTGTTGCATCAGTGTTAAATCCAACTAAATTCCTATCTTGCCAATATTTTAAAACACCAGTGTTTTGGTCATAAGAAACAACTCGACCAACTGCAGTAGATCCAATACCAATTGTTTGTGTAATTAAACTATTTGAAGTAAAAATTGCCGAACTATATCCTGCGCCAGTTAACTTTAATGCATTTAATGCACTTGCTTTTTCTAACGATAAAATAGAAGTAGCATTGTAGGATTGTGGATTTTGAATTATTCCAGCTCTTGCTATTTGATTTCCTGTAATAAAATCTGGATTTTGTGTATCATTTTCAATTCTTGAATAAATTAATACATTAAAGGCACCTAACTCACGATAAATATCTGCTCCATGCCCTCCTTGAGGTGGAATAATAATATTAAATGCGGGTCTTGTACTTCCTGTGGGAAAATTTCCTGCAACTAAATCCACAGTCCCATAAGTATATCCAGATCCACCATTTGATACTGTGACAGATTCTATTTTTGAATCATTATTAACAATAATTGTTGCTTCTGCACCAATTCCATCACCTTTTATGGGAACTCTTGTATAAGTTCTATTTGCAGTTCCTAATCCAACACCACGATTTGTAATTGTTACAATTTTTAATTGTCCACTGGATGCAGCATTAAGTCTAACTGAAGCATTATCAGAGTTACTTTCCCAATCTTTGGGAACAGGCATAAAGTTTACAGAATCAAATTTTACAATATCACTGGGATTAATAGTGTACAGATATTTCCAAATATATCCATCTCCAGAAGTTCCAGCAGCCTTTGGTTCTAGATCGGTAAAGGTTGGTTCGTCTAATGATGGTCTTCCATCTGGATTTTCTGGATCAGTTCCATTTTGAAGACAAATATAAACCTTATAATCTTTGTTTAGTACATAATAATTTGCCGAATATAAACTTGTTGCTCCTGATGGTTTTGATGTATTTGTTCTATTAATATCATGGCGATACATATCATAAGTTGTCCCAGATGACCAAGTAACTTTTTGAACAACCTGTTTAACATCATCTGCTTTAATTTTTTTCAAAGCAATCATATTGTCCCAATAACCATTTTCCTCATCAAAACAATCTTTTGGTGCTGGTGGATTTATGTTCCAGTTTGAATCATAATCAGTAGCATTTGTAAGTCCAACAAAAGTATAAAATGCATTAGCACTAGAAGTTGCAACAGAGACAAAACTCTTTGCGTTTAAAATTCTTAATTGATCAGTTATAATTGCTGCCATTTTATGAGTTTTTTATCTATTTATTAGTTATATGGAAACCGTACTTAGAACACCCGAATTATCAACAATAAGACGATATTGAGTTCCATTTGGTGATGTGAGGATAACACCATGAGCAGTGCTAATACCGACAGAAATATCACCATTACGAACAGTTAGTTTTGATGTTGGATTTGTGGTTCCTATGCCAACATTATAAAAACTATATGAACCAGTAATTCCAGAATGAACATAATCACGAATATCTTTTTGAACAAAAGAACTTGTAGCGAATGATACATGTCCTCCAGATGTATAGTAATTAAATTGAATTGGACCATATTCAGTGCAACTGCTGAGACCTGGTTGCATTACAGTTTGCATCAAGTTAACTTGATACGCATCATCATTTAATGCTTGAGTGAATAGTTCTGGCGATAGAGTTCCTGATAGATAACTCTTAAGAGATCTTGAGTTATATGCATCTGGAGTTCCTAAAGTCGATCCTATTCCAACTCTAATTTTATTGCAAGTATAGGTAGAAGTTTGTGCAACTCCAGAGCATCTATCCAACAAATCAATTGGACCTGGAGCATTTGAAATAACACCATCAACAGAGTGCATAGTGTTTAATCGATGTGTCAGATAGGCACCTTGAGAGTGTCCAAATGTATAGATTCTGGAAATTGATTTTGCAATACCAACAGAACTCATATAAGAATTCAATTTTTCTTTCACCCAAAGAAGTGCTGCTTCAGCGTGGTAAATATTATCTCCAAAATAGAAAGTATTAATGTTTAAAACACTAGCAAATTCTGGAAACTCTACTGAAGGACTTTCAATATTGTTAACCCAAACTGGAATTGCATCTTGAGGATATGCTACAGAGAAGATAATTTTATCTCTAATGTTTAATCCAGATGGAATTGTTGCAAGATTCATAAATGTCTGTGCAGAATCCAAAGGACTTACACCTGCAGTTTCAATCGTTCCATGATATAAGACAACTACATCAACATTAGGTCCAATGGAACTAGAAGTTGGATAATATAAGTGTCCAGTAACGGTTAAGTTATTTGTAGAAACTCCAGCAACAATTCTGGCGGAACTAAATGTGTAAGAAGTTGCAATACCGGTAATTGTAACTCCAGAACCAACTCCACCTTGATTCACATTAATCCAATTTTTTTCTGGAGTATTATAAAAATTATCATAATTTGTGTAGAAACAAGGATCTTGACTAGACAATTTATCAGAATCTCTAGATGTTCCAATAAAAGATGATGCAGAAATACTTCCAGTATTTCCACTAAATGTTATACCAGATCCTACATTAATTGTATTGTTAGATCCATTTAAGGTGATTGAAGAAGATCCAATCGTAAGAATACCAGTAATTCTTGCATCACCATTTACAATTAATTGTGTTGTTGCACCACCAACGATTGTATTTCCAAAAGTAGAAACACCAGATACATTTAGTTGTTTGGCAAATAATGTTTCACCAGTAACCGTAGTAATACCTGCAAAAGTAGAAACACCAGATACATTTAGTTGTTTGGCAAATAATGTTTGACCAGTAACCGTAGTAATACCTGCAAAAGTAGAAACACCAGATACATTTAGTTGTTTGGCAAATAATGTTTCACCAGTAACCGTAGTAATACCTGCAA